ATGCGATTAAATGGGCGGCGGCAGGGTCGAAAGTCTTCGCGTAATGGTTTCCCTGATTCGTGATGATGACGAAAAAGTCGTCAGCTTGCGTGATTTTGAGCGGAAAAGGGCCGGGGGTATGGGATTTCATGTGGTTTAGGCGCGTAGGGTTCCGGTTTCGATTGCCCATTGGATTCCCTGCGCGGCTTCCTGCTGGTTTTCATCCAGTCGCTTACCGTCGCAACGAATTTCGGTCGTGATAAATGAGTTTTTCCCGTTCGCTCGCTTGACCGCACGCGAGAAACGATAGGATGCGCGGACTGCGGCTTCGATGGAACGATGGCGCGAGACGGTTCCGCCGTTAAATGTGTCGTGAAGAGTGTATTTCATGGGTTGTTTTTGTTTTTGTGATGTTTCAAACGGTTTCAGACGACCGCACCTGCTCAAGAAACTCTCCAACAGTCATTCCCCAACAGTCCCAATGGTTGATGAACACGCGCGGGGAACCGTCATATCCAGCCGCTCGCATCGCTTCCCAAATCGGACCATCGCACCGATCTAGGACGGAATCGGGCAGGTCAAACAGAACAGTTTCGTTTTCGATTTTTTGCATATATTGTTTTTGTTGTTCGTGAAACGGACAGGCAGTTGTGGCCTACCCTGTCGCCCTACTCTTTCGAATGGGGCGCGTAGGATGGGTCGAAAATCAGATCATTGCGCCTTCGGTCGATTGCATTTCAAGCGCGTCAATTGCGGATTTCATCAAGTCTTCTACATAGCAGTTTTCCGCCGGGTTGAGCGGGTTGGAATAAACGCACATACCAATGCAATCGGCATGATGCCAGTCGCCATCTGCGAAATAATAGGATTGGACGAACCAACAGCCTACGCGATTAATCAGGTCGATCATTTCCTGCCGTTCCTGATCGGAATCCGATTCTCCAAATACGTCGAAATATGATTCCGTTTCTGGAAATGCGCGGATTGCGACTAGGCCATCAGATTCAAGGGCGCGGAAGGTTTCAATAGTGGTTTTCATTGGATGCGCGGGGAATAGGTAGGGTTGGCAATTCTGGCAACGGGGGAGCGGGGAGTTTTTCTTTGCCGGTTTACCGCAGCGCGTACAGGAACGTGCGGTTGAGCGGGAATTTTGAGCGGCTTGGCGGATTGGACCTGAACGCTGCATTGCGGCTATTTGGCCCCAAGATAGACCGAATGCGCCTTCATTCTGGCGTGACAATAGATAGGCTTTGGATTCTTCGATGGTCATGGATGCGCGGGGATAAATTAAAATTGTTGGATGACCAGTCCGCCGTCGAATTCGACCACTTGCGTGCGGTTTTCAAGCCATTCAAGCGCGGATTCTTCAGTGTCGTTTTCCTTTCCACTGGAGCCGTAGTCGTGCGCGGCTTTGAGCGCGGAAGGATACTCTGCCCATTCGCAGCAAATCCCGATAGGATCGAGCGTGATTTCAGTGTCCGTCCATTGTTCGATATTTTCGAAATGGTCAAATAAGGCGCGGCGTGCGGGGACGGTGAATTGACTTTCGCGTCCGCATAGGCGGAATGCTTCGACGAATTGGAATTCTGAAACGGTGGTTTTCATGGGATTTTTTGAATCGGGAATCGGGATTGATTCACCGCTGCAATCCACTCTTTCGAATGGACTGGCGCGGGGAGTCAAAGCGAACCGTTCGATTCGGCAATATCACCCCATGAAGCGATTCTATAGTGGCCGTTCATTCGGACTATCGTTGGCGCATAAGTGTCGCCAGTGTTCAGGTACTCAACCCAAGTTCCGTTTCTAGTCTGAAAGGCTTCTATGCCGAAAGTTTCCAATAATGCGTCAAGGCAATGAAGGCGCACGTCCGAAGTTGATGGCGCATGGTAGCACTCGCGCACTCGCGCATCACCGGCGGGGAGCGATTCCAATTCGGATCGGCGCATTCGGAAGATTGCCTTGGCCGCTTTACCTTTACCGGGGAAAACGGATTCGATGGACGCAATGGACGGGGAGCGGAAGCGGGGAGCGGAAACGGTGATTGTATTCATGGGATGGGATGGGATGGGATTTACTTTGCGGAAGGGATGGGACGAAACTCTAAGCAAGGGCCGGAAACGGAGGCGGAAACGTAATAATCGGAAAGATGGAAAGCGGCCCACCGTTCCGAATCGGGAAACGGGAGAATGGCAATGCATTCGTGGGGTTTTCCTTCGTTTCGAATGCGCGGAGTTCTATCTATGCGAAGGCAGAGTTGGGCGAGTGTCTCTTTCATGGGATTTGATTTGATTGAGTTTGAACGCTGAATGCTGGTTTCCATTTCAGAAAACCAGTGGTTCAGGATTCAAAGCTCAACCAAGGATCGTCTGCTTCGTTGAAGGACAGGCTTTGCGGAGCGTTTCAAGTTCGCCCAAAGTATCCAAGTCGCAGTCGATTCCCTCATCCTGAAGAGCTGAGCAAATCCCGTCCGTGTCGTCGCCAAGAAGCGAAACGAGAGCGAAGTACCTGCTTCGGTTGCTTAGGCTAAACTCCGCCTGAACGGCGCGCCGATAGGCTAGAAAATCAGACGATAAGCCAGCCTCACGGGCTTTAACTTTCGCCCAATAAACCTCCGTTGAAATACCTGCCTTCAGGTGAACTATTTTCCATCCTTCGCCTCGGTTGCGGAGAACTGTTCCGTTACTGCGGAGGCTGAGTGAACTTTGAAGGGCATTAACTCTTTCGAGTTCGGTGCCTTGTTTGCTTAGGGTTGCCATAGTTTTATTTAGTAGGGGATTCAGAATTGGGAGCGGAAGAAAACGAAGAAAAAGGACCAGCCTGCGATAGCGTAGGCCGTGGCCACGAAGAGGATGGAAGCGAGTTTTTTAAACGTGGGTTTCATTGCTGAGGACAGACTAGGGGAGAGAGGGGAGAGAGTCAAAAGAAAAATCAAAAATAAATTTAGAAAGGTGCAAAAGGGCCGGATTCATTGGGGAAAATGAGTGAAAAATTTTTGAGAGCGGAACAACTGGCGAAGTCGAAAATCGAATTTTTGAGCGGGGAAACGTGGGGAAACTTGGCTTGCGAAAGACTACCTTGGCTTGCAAGGTACTTGGCATGAAAGGGAAGGCATGGGAAAAAGCAAAGTCGCTTTACTTGGCAGGTAAGAGCTGGAAGGCGATTTCAAGCGAAACAGGGATAGTTCAATCAACTCTACAGTCTAAAGCTTCACGGGACGATTGGACTAAGTTTCGGCGGGGGATGAGAGACACAATCTCTTCTAATGAAATTCAATCTCTAGAAAGTCTATCGACTTTAGTGCGTTCTAAGCTCGCGGCGGATGCGGCCAGCACGCTCGAAAGGATCGATAGCTATTCGTTGGACGGTATCAAGGATGAATCAACACGGGAGCAGATCCTTGGGAGCGTCGCAAAACGGTCAGCACTCGTTTTCGGCTGGTCTGAGCAAGGGGAGAGCGCCAGCGTGTCCATTAATCTGTTAGGCTCCATGCCAGATAGGTTCGCGGAGGTAGTCGTGACGAAGTGAATATAACTAGTATTGTGCAACACGTAGGAACTTATCGTCAGGATTAGATAATCTAATGAGACAAAAGGATTGTTTTTCCTAGGATTGGCACACTTTGTGACGCAAAGTGGGGTACCCCCTTTTAGGGGCGGCTTCGTTTACGATACCCCCCTCAAAAATTTTCCGTCTTTTTGACCATGTTAAGTAAAATTAAAATTGGTCAAGTTATTTCTCTCAATCAAGCTGAGAGAAAATTGGCCCACTTCGTAGCCAAGAATCGCAACGGCAATAACCGTCATTTCAATCTGACGAACTTGAAGATTAGTCCAGATGACCCTGCGACGGTGGATCTGGAGGGCGTGTGCGGCGAGATAGCCTTCTGTAAGCTATTTAATGTCTACCCCGACATCGACACGGATCGCGAGCCGCCGCATCCGCTCTACGACGCGATTATCCCGCCCATCCCACCGGGCATTCGCATCGATGTGAAGACGACCAAATACGAGAATGGAAAGCTACTGGTCGATGCGCGCAAAGGCTCGAAGACCGACGGCGTGGATTTCTACGCTCTGATGACGGGTCAATTCCCCGGTCCGTATACGTTCCGGGGATTCATCGCGAAGGAACATATCATCCAGCCGCATAGAATCGGAACGCTCATCAAGGGATACAAAACGTACATGGCGGATCAGAGTGAACTGACCGACGAGGTAACTATATTCTAATTGACTCATGTGGCGCTATTATGCGTCATTTCGGCATCGACCCTAAGAGTCGCATTCGCTTGGTCATCGAATGCAAAACTGTCTAAGCGGCAATGACGCTCCGCATCGGTCAGCGCGTAGGCCAGCCCACCATCGTTCGATGGATGGATAGAATGGCCTACCAAATGTAGATAACGTCGGTTTAATTTTTCATCTCATGGCTTGTACTAATGTCTTCAACGCCTTCGCCGTAGCGACTGAGTCGCTCGCGCAGGACGTCTATAAACGCGCCTCGTATCGCTCGATGTGGCTCAAT